AAGCGGCCCAAATTGCCGATATTCAGAAGCCCAGCGATGGACTAACTTCAGATAGGCTTGAGGACTAACCGAGAAACAAACTTTTTTTTAATTTAACAAGGAGGCTAATATGGCTTTTAATACTATTAGCACATCATTTGTTGAGGAGTTTGAAGCTGGAGTTCACATGGCTTATCAGCGCATGGGTTCAAAACTTCGAAACACAACTCGAACACGTGATGGCGTAAAAAATAAGACTACGTTCCAAAAAGTAGGTAAAGGTTCAGCTACACAAAAAGCACGTGCTGGTTCTGTTCCACCTATGAATCTCGAACACACTAATGTAAATGTAACATTAGAAGATTGGTTCGCTGGTGAATGGGTAGACGATCTAGATACTTTACGTGTTAACCATGATGAAATGGTTGTAGCACAAGAATCTGGAGCTTACGCTTTGGGAAGAAAAACTGACGATCTAATTAAAACTGCTTTAGACGCAACTACTACAACTTCTAATGAAACATCTAATGGTATAACATTAGCATGGGCGTTAGGTATAATGGAAACTATGGGTAACAATGATGTTCCTGATGATGGTCAACGTTATGCTGTTGTTGGTTGGGAAAATTGGTCACAGCTTATGAGCATAGATCAATTTAGTAGAGCTGAATATGTTGGAATGGATCAACTTCCATTTCCTTCAGGAATGACTGCTAAGAATTGGTTAGGCTTTATGTGGTTCCCACATTCTGGTCTAGATTCTGCTACAGTTAGTTCAGTAGATTGTCGCAAATGTTTTATGTATCATAGAACAGCTATCGGACATGCTATAGGTGCTGATGTTCAATCGAACATTGATTACCACAATGATAAAGACAGTTATTTCATTTTAAATAAAATGCAAATGAACTCTGTTCTTATCGATGTAAATGGCTGTATCGAAGCTAACTTAAAGAAATAGGAGGAATATTACATGGCTTTTACTTCAAGTACTTTTGCTCTGGTTTCATATAGTGGAAATGGTTTTCATATTTGGCATTACAAAACTGACGATGCGGCGGCTACGGTAGATTCTGCTGGTTACTTTAACACTTACGTTAATGAAATTAACGCTGGTGATGTAATCTTTGCAACTACTGCGGCAAGTGGTACACCTGTTTATGGTATATTCTCTGTTGCTTCGAACGATGGAACTAATGTAGATACGAAAGATATTACTACATTTTCTACAGCTGACACAGACTAAAATAATATTAAAGGGAGAGAGAGTTATTCCTCTCCCTTTTTTAGAACAGGGTTATTATGGCAACAACTTCAAAAATCGATATTGCTCAACAAGCTATGGTGTTAGTAGGTTTACAACCTTTAACTAGTTTTGATGATAAAACAGATGAAGCTTTATCTGCTAATTTATTATATGAAACAGTAGTAAAAGATTGCTTAAGTCAACACACTTGGAATTTTGCTACAGGACAAAAAGCTTTAAATAGATTAGCTGATACTCCAGTAGATATATGGGATGCGGCTTATCAATTACCAACTGATGTTGAGCCTCTTATAGTACAAACACTTACAAATGATGATGTTACAATTCAATATGATCGTTATGAAGATAAAGTATATACATTAGATACAGAAGTTTCTTCAGAAGATACATTAGTAGCAACATATCAATTTAGAGCAGATGAAGATGATTGGCCCCCATACTTTGTAATGTATGTAGTTTATCGCTTAGCATCTACTTTTGCTTTATCAATAATACGTAAAGGTGATATTGCACAGTCATTATCACAATTAGCAGAACAACAATTTACAAGAGCTAAAACTAGAGATAGTCAAGCTGTTACAACAAATAAAATAAAGTTAAGTCGTTTTGCTAACATAAGGAGATAAAATGGCATTACTTCGTCAATTTTGGACAAATTTTACTGGTGGAGAAATGGACCCATTATTATCATCAAGAGTTGATACTCATGCTTATGCTAATGGTGCTAAAACAATTCGTAATATGCGTATATTGGCTCAAGGTGGTGTAAAACGCAGACCTGGCACTAAATACATATCTACTTTATCAGGAACATCTCATCAAATGGAGCCATTTATATTTTCTGATGCACAAACATATTTTTTTATTTTTACTGCAAGCACATTAAATGTTTACAATGGTGTAACTGGTGCGGCAGTTGTTACAGTTAGTAGTTGCCCTTGGACTTCAGACATGATTGGCGATTTAATTGTAGCACAAACAGCAAATACTATGATTGTTACACATCCAGATTTAGTAACACAACGTATATTAAGAACTGGAGCTTCTACTTTTACTGTAAGCAATTTTGCTTTTAAAACAAAAGATGATCTTGTTTATCAACCTTATCATAAATTTGAAGGTGATAGTTTAACATTTAATCCTCAATCAACAACAGGTACAATTTCTATAACTGCATCAGCTGATTTTTTTGTATCTGCTCATGTTAATCAAAATTTTCTTATTCAATCAAAACAAGTAACAATAACTGCTGTTGCTAGTGCAACATCTGCTACTGCTATTGTAAGAGAAAATTTACCAAATAGTAATACAACTGTTGATTGGGAAGAACCAGCTATAAGTTCTACAAGAGGTTATCCTAGATCATGTTGTTTCCATTCAGGGCGTTTAGTATTTGGCGGAACTAGAGATTTACCTAATTATATATTTACATCTAAAACATCTGATTATTTTAATTTTGATGTTGGAGAAGCGGCAGATGATGACAGTATACAAGTACAAGTTTTAGAAAGCCAAGTGTCTGAAATTACTGGAGTTTTATCATTTAGACATTTATTAGTATTTACAGATAATAGTGAATTGTATTCACCAACAAGTGCAAACAATCCTTTAACACCAAGTAATGTATCTTTTCGTAGACAAACTCGATATGGTACATCTCGATTACAAGCTAAAGAATTTGATGAAGCTATAATCTTTTTATCTAAAGGTAAAAAATCATTAAGAGAATTTGAATATGATGATATTAAACAAGCATATTTATCACCATCTGTATCATTATTATCAGGTCATTTAATACAAGATCCTATTGGATTAGAAATACAAACAGAAAACGATCAAGGTCAAGAAAGTTATGCTTATATTTTAAATACAGACGGATCATTAGCTGTATATATGGCAATGCGTAATGAAAAAATATCTTCCTGGTCAAAATGGACTACTAATGGTGAATTTAAAAATATTGTATCTATTAATGGTTTAGTATTTTGTATAGTTAAAAGAACTATAGATGGTGCTGTAGTATATTTATTAGAATTATTTGATTCTAGTTTAACGTTAGATTGTGCAGAAACTTTAACATCTGGATCACCAACAGCATCTTGGACTGGATTAGATCATTTAGATGATACTGCTGTAAAAGTGGTAAGTGGTAATTATAGTTTAGGAACAAAAACAGTAGGATCTGATGGTAGTTTATCTACTTCACCAGATACATTTTCTACAATAACTGTAGGATTAGATTATACACCAGAAATAACAACATTAGCTCCTGAATTACAAGTTGAAGGTGGTACTTCTGCTGGTACACATAGACGTGTTGTTCGTACAGTTTTAGATTTAAATGAAAGTTTAGATGTATCTGCAAAAGGTACTAAATTACTTATACGTAATGTTAATGATGATTTGTCAACTGAGCCATCTAAAATTACAGGAAGAAAAGAATTTTGGATGTTAGGTTGGGATAGACTTGGAGAAGTAACAATAACACAAACAGAACCATTAGCTTTAACAGTAAATGGCATAATGGTAGAATTGGAGTTTTAAATGGGTGATCCAATAACAATAGCAATGATAGGAGCTAAAGTAGTTGGTGGTGTAATGGAATCAAGAAATGCTAAAAAAATGGCAAATCTTGAAGCGCAATCTTACGAAAGACAAGCTATAGCTACACAAATTGAAACAGAACAAGCAAGTTCAGATAGAGCAAGAGCTTATAGAGAAGCTTTATCTACTGAAACAGCTTTACAAGGAGCTTATGGTAGAACTGGTAGTGGTGGTACTGGTCGTGCTTTAGCACGAAATCAATTAACAGCATATGGTCGTGATGTAAATAGAATACAACAAGCAGGTACAAATCAAGCCGCTGCTTTAAATCAATCAGCATCTAATACAAGAACAAGTGGTAATATGGCTATGACTAGTGGATATATTAGTACTGCCGCAGGAGCTTTAGGTGATTATCAAACATATACAAAAACAGGAATACCTAAAGGTGTAAAACAAAAATCACCTACAGGTAAAAATACCTATAAATTACCAAAAGGCCCAATGTTTGGCGGAAATAAAGGATGGAAATAAAGTATGGGAGTTAAACAAAAAACACCGACACCATTTGTAGGAGCAGGAAGTGTTAGAACTGTAACTCCTAATTTATCAGGAGTAGGAACAGCTATAGCTCAAGGTGCAAATGATCTTTTACAACAAAGATTTGCAGATAGAAAAGCATTAGCTATAGAAAATGGCAATATAGCTGGAAGTAATTTTATTACTTATGATGAAAATGGTAATTTAGAAAATTTAAAACCTTTACCACAAGGTAATACTTATTATGAACAAGCATTAAGACAAAGTGCAAAAATTACATATTTAAAAGGATTGCAAATTGATGTAGAAAATTTTAGTAATAAATATTTAATTGAAAATCCTTATGAGCCAAATGTTATTAATGAAAAATTAGATATTTTAAAACAAAATTATTTAGATGATATAGATCCATCTTTACAAGCTGATGCAGAATTAATTATAAATGATAAAATAAAAAGTACTATTAATCAGGCTTATAGCAATCAAGTTATACAAAAAAGAGAACAAACTATTGATGATTCTAATATTTTTATAAATAATTTATCTAATACAATTTTAAAAGATGCAGAAGAAAATAATGCTCCTTTAAAAGAAGAATATATAAATCAAATTAAAGAATCTATGTATAATAAAAGAGATGCTGGAGAAAATATAAGTGATAAAACTATTGAAGAAGCGATTAAAGCTTTAAGAAATGCACATAACATATCTAAAAATTTATATGGATTTAATAAAATTATGTTTGCATTTGATCCAGATGATGAAGCAAAAAATTATCAAACATTAGAAAAATTAAATAATTATGTTTCAGATTTTGAAAAAACTTTAGAAACAGATTCTTTAAAAGAATTATGGAGATCGCAAACAACTACAAGATATAATAATTATATTGATGAATTAGAAAAAATAAAAAAACGTAAAGATGCTGCTCAAGAATATAAATATACAGAAAATTATAAAAATATAACAAATAATTTAATAACTGCACCAAAAGAAAGTTTATATATACCTCCTGAAAATAGAGCTATTTTTTTAGAAAATTTAACTAATCAAGTAGGTAGATTTAGAGCTACGCAAATATATCAACAATATTATCAAGGTGTTAATAATTTAAAAGATAAAATAGAAGCAGATAATTATGCTAGACCTATTTTACATAAAATGGAATTAGGAGAAGCAGGATATACAAATTTTGAAGATATATATCGTTTGCATCCAGAAATGTTTAATAACATTCATAATGGAGCAATAAATACAGAAAAAGCAAAAAGTTATTTTTTAAACCAACATTTGCAACAAATTAAAAATGAAAAAAATTGGGAAGCAGGAAAAATAGGTTATTTATTAAAAAGTGATTGGATTTTAAAAGATGGAAGTATGTTTCATTATAGTTTAAATGAAACAGAAGTTAGAGAAAATTTATTAAATTTAATTAAAGATCATACTTCTTTAGGCAATCCTTTTCAAGCAAATGCAGAATATAATTATAATACTATAAATACAATGATGAATGGTTGGGTTTTAGCTAAAAAAGATATTTTAGAAAATATTAATTATGGATATGCGGCAGAAAAATATATTCGTAATGGAATGTCTATAAGCGAAGATACTAAAGTAGAAAATTATCTTTTAAATAAAATAAATGATAATTTAGTAGAACCTAAAATTTTAAACAATGATGAAGTTTTGCAACAAATGAATTTAATGCGTTGGCATGGATCTGTAAATACTACATATGGACAATATTTAAAAAATGCAGAAAAATTTAGACCTGAAGATTTAGAAAATACAATGCCTTTTTTAGATAGACTTTTTAATCAACCTGATAGCATTTCTGAAAAATTACAAATAGATTTACAAAAATCAGGAGTTAATATTGATTATTTACGAAATTATCATGATGCAAGAATTTCTGATTTAGGCATAACAGAATCAAAAGAATATGCTAGAAATCAAAGCGATATAGCTAATACAAAAAAATGGAATGGTAATTTTTATAATAGTATTACTGGAGTTGTTTGGGGGCCGAATAATGATGTTGATGTTGTAGATGAAACTTCTTTAAATCAGCATATTGAAAATAAATTTAAAGAAAGAATGTATGCAAATTCTGGTTTTGTTGATGGTAGATTATTAAGTTATTGGAATGATGAGCGTTTTAGAGGTACTGCTAATATGATAAATGCTTTTAAAGATCGTAGTGGTTTTAGTTGGGATGAAACACTTAATGCTTTACCAGCAGAATTTTATGATAACGTAAGAAAAAAAATTAGAATACAATATTCTACATCACCAGCAAAATATCAACAAAATCCAGATGCTATGAGTGAAGTAATAACAAATGCAATAGCAAATGAATTAGGTTATTGGCATCCAAATATTGAAATAGCCGCTGGAGGTGATACAGATGATAAACCTTTTTTAACTTGGTCTAAACAAAGTTTAGTTGTAGATGCTGAAATTTATGGAGGTTGGGATAAAAGTGGTTATTCTTTAAATGATGAACTTATTTCTGTTGATATAGGAATGAAATTATCTTTAGCTGGTGTAGAAATGCCTTCTAATATTTATGTTGAAAAAACTGGTATTGCAATAGATGATGAAATGTTTGGAACTTCTTGGATTCAAGTTGATTTTACAACACAATTTGCAGGTAAAGACGAAGATACAGGAGAAAATTTATACGCTATTTATTATTATGATGAATACAATAGAAAAATACAATTAATGCAAAACAATGAAGATGGAAGTAAATCGCCATTATATTATGATTATACTTATACAAATAGTACTATTCATGCGGCAGAAAGAATGGCTTTTCAAGAAGCTAGAGATAATCAAGGCGGAGAAGATCAATCAACTATAAATGAAATTTTTAATTATATAAAAGCAAAAGGGTTAAGTGGTCCTTTTACTAAAAAACAAATGTTAGAAACTAATAGAAGTAAACAATATTTAGGAATTTTAATTCATGATGAATTTGGTAAATTTTTTAATAAAGGAAATGTGCAAAAAAACTTTAAAAATATTTTAAATGAACAAATGAAATTAGATAATTCTAGAAAACAAAGAGCATGGTTAAATAATACAATAGGAAGTTTTTTAAGAGCAGGAAGCAACGCTATAAGTGCTGATAGGTTAAATAATATAGGTATTGATTCTAACTTTTTTAATCAATCTATAATTAAAGGGCAATAATGACTGATACAAAAGGATTTATAGTTGGTAAACCAGCTACAATTTTTGATGGATTTGATGGTAAATTTCCTCATGCTGTAAATACTGAACCAGTTTATGATTCTAATAATAATTTAACATCTTATGATGCTTTTTCTAGTGCTTTTATGTATGCTTCTCCTATAGATGATGTTTATAATTATTTAGCTGATAATGAACCTGAATTTGCTAGAAATCCTAATTATAATGCTTTTGAAGATAAAAGACTTAAAGATAGACCAGATTATTTACAGCACATTTATAATAGTGGTTCTGAACAACAAACAAATTATATAATAGATAAATATGAAAAAGAATTAGAAGAAGCTAGATTAATAGCATCTGCTGGAAAAATGGGTTTATTAGGAACTATTTTAGGTTATACAGTAGGAGATCCAGCTTTTTGGTTAACTACTGGCGTTGTAAGCGCAGTAAAAGGTGCTAATTTTTTAACTCGATTTGGTAAAGCAACTAGTTATGGTGTTGCGGCTACTATTCCTACAGAATTTGCAAGATCGGCAAATAACGAAACATTTACTGGAAATCATTTTTTAACATCAATAGCAGTTATTGGAACAGCTTCTGGTATTTTTAGTGGATTACGAAGAAATGCAATACCTAAACAAAAAATTGTAAGATTAGGAGAAGAAAATGCAAATCCTAGTGCTGGATCTGCATATAATCCTCATTATAATCATGGAAATGTTTATAAAAATGGTAAAGATGGCAGACAAAATTTTGCTAGAGAATTAGAAGAAGAAGGCATGATAGATTCTTTAGGTATTAATAAATTAGGTTGGAATCCTGTAATACGTTTATTAAATAGCACAAATGTTGGTGCTAGAAGATTAGTTTCTGAAATAACTTCTATAGGCGGTATAATTACTAAAAAAAATACTAGAGGAGTAGCTACATCAGAAAGTGTAGAAGTAGAATTTAGAACAACGTATTTATCAAATTTAGTTAAAGTTATGAATAAAGTTCATGATGAATATATTACCTATGCTGGAGGTGTTGCTAAAGGAGATCTTGTTGGAAATATGGTTCCATTAGCTCAAG